TCGTCTTGCTTTAGCTTTTTTATTGCTTGTGGCATTTATTACCTCTTTGTTAAGTTATATATTCTTATGAATACCCTCTCTTTATATATCTTATTAAATCTTATGCAAACATTAATTTAACTTTTTTTTAATTTCTTTTTCAATATGTTCGTTAAGTTGCTGTTCCAAAAATTTAGCAAAATCACTAAAAGCATTTGCCCCCTTATCAGTTGTTATTGATATTAATTTTTCTTTTATTTTTTTTTCTTCCTCGCCACCTGTCCCAGCGTCCCTATCCTCTTTAGGTTTAAGTAAAGTTTTATTTCCAGCACGAGAACGAGACGAGGCGACAACTGTCGCCTCGTTAAATTTATCTTTAGCCATTACCAACTACACCAATACTCAACGACTTTTTTTTCGTTGATAGCTTGTTCGCAAAATTTAAGAAACTTGATATCTTGTTCCTTGTACTCTTTAACACTTTCCTCTTGGAACTGTTGCCCCCAGAAAAAACCATCTGTTGCCTCATAGTCCTTGAAGTCGTTTTGAATAGCTTCTGCTAAATCTTTCACAACTTCCTCAGTCATATAACAAGGTGCTTCGCAGTCTCCGTTAAAACCTAAATGACCTAAGTTTCCCTCGTGGTCGTGCATTGGGTTTTGGGCGTTCCACTTCTTAGCCATGAACTGCTGAAGTCTTGCGTGTTTTCTCCAGACAAAAAAATTATTCTCTTGATCATCATTATCATCAGAGTAATATTTCTTCCAATCTATTTGCTCACCTCTAAGGTTTGCGTGTTGATCTAATCCCATTTTTTTCTCCTTTGTTGATTAAGTCTAATGTCTTATCGTATCTTATATACCTTTACAACAATTATCTTTTAGAACCATTCTAAACTAGAAATCTAATCCAAAGATTTTTAGAACCCTGTGCCAGCGTCCCCAGATGCTTTTAAGTAATCTTTAACAAATGTGATCCATTACCTCAAACGAGACCGAGCTTTACGAAGGTAATCTGCCAGCTCAGGGGACGTCCAGCTCTGACTGGTTACAGGCGCATGTGCTATCCACTTAAGTGAACGAGACGAGATGGGGATCAAAGAACTCCAACGAGCGACAGGATCAGGACGCCAGTCCCAGCTAATGTAATACTTGGAAACATAAATAAAAGGCACAGCCAAACGACAACGAAGGTCACTTGGCATCTCCAGCTGCAGGTTTCTCTTCCAGCAGCTCCTGGGCCCGGACCTCTATGGCCCACCATACGAGGTCGTTCTTGAAGTTTCTTAACGAGCCTGGATCACTGGTTACATGCTGAAGGAACTCACCATTTTTAAGGCCGTTGTCATCCGCCTGGTCCCCGACCAGCTGCCAGATCTCTTCTTCATGTTGATCGTGAAACGCGGATGTTTCATCGTAATATACGATACCGGCAACGCCTCCGCTGCATCCGTGTTTTGCAATGTCTGATATTAATCCTAACTCCTGCTTCTCGTACTCCACGAGGCATTCCTTGATGCTTGGCATCTTAAACCATTCCTTCACTTCATCAGTCATCTTTAACCTCCGAGTCTTTCCACGTATTGCCGTTGGCAATGCAGCGCGTGCCCGGGCCACCGGTCAGTGCGTACACTTTGCCTTCTTCAGGTTTGTCTTCCTGCTTAGCAGGTTTCTCTTTTTCTTTGTCTTTGTTCATGTAGTTCTCCTTTGGTTAACAAACTACATATAAGACACGATGGGATACCTGTCAAGAACTATCTTTGATCTTTTTTAATCTTTCTTCGAAAGACCATTTCTTCTCCTTTGGTAATTCTTTTATCATCTGAGTTACCAGCTCCTGAAGACTGGTTACCTGCTGTGCCAGCTCCCCAACTCTTTTGTTGTAGGAACGAGCTTTGTTCCCTGTTCGAACGAGATCGAGGGCGTCAAAATCTATCGCCATGTTTTCCTCCTTTGTTTGTCTGACCATACGACATCATGGGATCACGGTCAAGCAAAAGTTTCCTGAGCTGGTGGGACGACCCCTGAAGACTGACCTGCGGGGGGCTCACCAGTATCCGTTAAACGAGAACGAGGTTTCTCCATTACCGAGAACGAGAAACGAGATCCAGCATCTGAGCTGCAGGTTACCAGGCCACCAACCTAACAAAGAGGAAAAAATTGGTGGCCAGGAAACGAGAACGAGAGCTACGCTGCATCAGGACTGGATCCCAGCTCCTGAAGGATGCGCTGCTGGACCGTGGGCCATTGTAACGGGAACGAGAACGAGGCAAACGGGACAAGGGAACGAGGATCAGTGAACAGTGACACCGGTCTATACAGTTTAAGGGCACTCTGCAAGGGGGTCTTACCCAAGTTCTCTTTTAGGATAATTACTTTACCACCTGCTTTCACATACTTATTAATCCATACAATCTGCCACTTGTTTAGCTTCGGATAACTTAATGAATCTGATTTTAATTCTACCCAAAATACTTCATTACCCATAACCACATGAATATCTGGAATACCATTGATTGTACTAGATTCTATGCGAGTTAAGAAGCAATCAGTCAGTCCTTTTTTTACTTTCTGCCATAGCCTAGTTTCCCCATTTTTATTAGACATGATTGAGTAAGTAATTTATATTTTAATCTTCCTAATTGATTTGATTACTGCTGTTGGGATAATAGTTGTATTACCGATATTGTCAAATGTAGGTTTATCTTTTGTTTTAATATAATCTGTAAATATTCTGGTAATCCCTTTGCTTTGACTTAATAGATAACCTTTTGATACACAAACAGGTAATTGTTCCTTACTTAAATCTTTTGTGCTCGACCAGCCGGCATCACCTTCGATATCCAACCACTCTATTTCTACAAACGGATATTCATCAATCTCATTACCAAGAGTTTTAAAATTAAAGTTTAAAATTTTGGATTGTTGTCTCTTTTTTTTAATCATCAATCTTTACCTTAATTTTACCAACTGAAGTAGTTATTGTAGAGTTATGTACTTGGTTAAAAACATCTAACCACTCAGACCAACTAGCCTTCTTCAATAACTGCAACGTCTTCGGACTTAACATCAATCGTTTTGGCGTTGTGGCCATCGATCTTGTTAGATAATTCCTCGAGCTTTTTTTCAAGTTGCTCACGTGACATACCCTCCAAACCACTAACAGTTACTTCTTTTCTATCAACATAAGCACCGGCCAATTGACCAGATCTATACTCAGCATTAATAGCGGCAGCGAATTGTTTTTCTTTCTCCGCCTTGTCAGCAATTCTTTCTAACCTTTTATATCTTCTAAGGTTGTCACTTGTATATTTTTTTACTTCTCTCTCAAATAATTTATCAAAGTAATTTGCTATATGAGGACTGTGTTTTCTAGATAACATTCTAGATGCAACAGAGCCATAATCTTTTTCATTAGTGCAAACATAACCCGCACGTTTTAATGCTTCAGCTTGTGTAATCGAACCCCAATCAGCAACATATATTTCCACAAACATTTTTTGTTTTGGAGTTAAATCTAATTCAGTCCTTAATGATTTCTTCTTAAGTCCACCGGGCATTATCTTCCTTTAGGTTTATCATAAAAATCAGAAGGTTTTTTTCCACCTCTTGGAAAAGCCTTTCTTTTAATCTCACTCTTGATGTCAGCTTTTGCAACTTCTTTACTTACATTAGATTCGGTCATAATAGTTTTGGTTGTTTTACCACCACCCTTAAAATAGTTCTTACCTGTATTAAACAAGTGAGAACCAAGTTTTCCAAGTGTTTGAAATTTTTTCATCATAATTAAACTATACCTCCCTTATTTTCTTTTCTTACTTCTCTAGTTAATTTTCTATCCACTTTCAACCTTTTTAATGCACTTCTAGGTAAAATCAACCTACTGTACCTACCTTGTCTTTTTGAAGGAGATGAAAACGGATTTCTTTTGGGAGCAAACTTAGAGAATAATCTTCTACCAACAGCAGTTTCTCTGGCTGTTAATTTACCTCTTAGTATTAACCTATCTTTTTTTGCAACTTCTTTAAAATCACCGGTGGTTTTAGCAAAACTTTTAGCAGCTTCAACTCTACCCTTATCTGCTTTTTTAGTTTTAGCTCTTTCAAAAGCAAACCTACCTTGAAACTTATCATTAATCTTATTACCTGGTGCAGAAGATAAAGCTTTTTTCTTACTAACACCCCTAATCACATCAATACCATGTTTAAGCAGTAATAATTTTTTATACATAATTTTCTACTATATAGATATTTCAGAGTAATAACCACAACCCTACAACCAACTGTTTGCGTTCCCGCAAGAGTGGTGTATCCAAGATACACCATAGATACACCATAGATACACCACTAAAATTGATTAAAACCATTGGTACAATTGACTAATAGAACATTAGATACACCAGATACACCTCTTTTACCCCCTGAGCACTTTTCTTTTTCAATCACTCTAGATAATCTATATAGTAGAAATTTTTCCATTGTCCCGTGGCCGGTATTCTGGTACAGTTTAGCTGTGTTCATTCACAATTGGTTAATTACTTCTGGAGGTTTTTCGAGGTATTGCTCCCTATGTTTTCCTCCAGGAGTCAAACACATCAGACCCCCATGACTAATCACTTAATCTTTTTAAATTTTCCTTCAATATCAACTTTTTAATTACTCTCCTGTCCTCTTTACTACCGCATTCTCGATACCTCTTATATAAATCTCGATACCGAATCCAGGATAACTGTAATTTGGTAAAATGTATTTTTCCACTATCAACTAATTTAAAATATTCACCCCTTACAAAATCTGGGTCCATATCTGCTCCCCAACAAATGTCTTGAAATTCTTCAGAATTACTCACAAACCATTTATGAGAATCATGCTTATAATATGTTTCTTTTTTAAATCCAGATGAATTAACAGCATCCTCTAACGCCTGCACAAGTATAGCTTGAAACAATCGCTGTTCAGCAAAAGCTTTAGGTTTTACTAATTCCATAGACAATTTAATGCCCAAAAATTTTAGTAAGCTCGGAGCACAGTTCATAGGCTTTCTTCTCATTCATAGGACTATTTTTTCGCTTACGTTTATGGCCTTTTATAGGAGCTATAATATAAACATCTATATATAAATCCCACATACGCTCAAGGTAATACATCCGGTCCTCACCAGACATATCCTGCATCAAGATTTTAGATTGTTTAATTAATCTTTTTTGAGTCGTATCCATTTGCATAACCACGATGCGGGAAAAGATATGGATGTAGTAATAACATCGTGGCTAGGCATTTTTAACAACCAGTTTTATACCTTTAGCTTTCGCTGCAAGCTTTCTTCCTGATCGCCATCTATCCTCGATTTTGTCGAGAAAAGAAAGACTGAAATTTCCTAAACCAAAGTCATTTCCACAATACAATTGAAACATTAAACCTGTTAACTCATCATAAGTTTTCTTGTTTGGACACACCATTACTAGCTTGTCCAACGCATGGTTTAACGCTTCTTCACTACTTTTCTTCATAGCTTTACCCACAAAAATATCCTTTTATTAAAGTTAAATTTAAGTGCTAATTGTTAGGTGAAAATAAAGTGTTTTGAAAGCCCCACTTATTTCATTTAGGCTTAGGAATACTTTTTAATTAATAACTATTTTGATTTTGATTGCAAGTAAAAAAAAAGGGCCAGTCTCCCGGCCCTCATTCAACATCGATGTTTATTACTTACTTGAGGAGTTTCTTCCCTTGGTTAAGTAAATTCTCTTTCATCTTAGGTTCAGCAACACCTTCTTTCTTAGCTATCTTTTTTATAGAATCGCTAACCATTTTTTTTATCATGTTGCCTGGGTTTCTAAGGCCATTCTCTCCCATCGCCCTAATGATTGTGTATGATTCAATATCTACTGCAATTGATTTCCATTTGTTTACGTCCATTGTTTCTCCTATTTCTCTTGATACTCTTTAGTTTTGAAAAATTCAACCAAATTAATTCTTCTACTTGGCACTCGTCCTGCATTAAATATCTTCTCAAATATTTCAACATAGTCAGCAGTAGAAGTTCCAGCAAGCAACCAACTTGATCTTTGCTTACAAGCAGTTCTAAACCTAACAAAATCCCATTTAGGATGTTTGTCAGCTACTATATAAGCGTGCACCATAGATCGTTTCATTCTCTTGCTAGTGTCTTCCATACCTACAAAGTAACGTCTTAACTGCATTAGTTGTGATCCAATACGATCACAGTTCTCGATACCTCCTGCAGGTATTGAAAATGCACCTGTTTTGAAATCAGTAGATATTCTATTCCAAAGACTAGATATTTTTAGAAGCAATACAATTACCTCTGCAACATTCATACCGTACTGAGTCATTTTACTTTTACAGATCTTGTAGTCCATTTTATTTCTAGCACAGTGTTGACCCAAATAATCATTCATGGACCAATTTTTACGGCCTGTGTTTAGCCTAGCCACATCTAATGGATCTTCACTATCCATAATTATGTATGGAATCTTTAGATCTAATTGTTTCCTGGCCTCTAGTGTGTGTTGCCCGTCTATCACTTCCATATTTTTATTAACTCTAATTGGATCTTCAAGATCTCTTTCAGAAATTAATTTTTTTAATTGTTCAACATGCGCTGCATCCACAGGTCTGTTGCCTCTTGTTTTTTTGAACTTACTGTAATCAGTAGTTTCAAAAAATTTATTGTTGATCGCTTTGTTCATATCTTTTCCTCTTGGTTAGTTAAGTATTAAATATCCCAATGATGCAAAAATAAATAATAAAACTTTTGCAGGGATAATTGTTAGTAATGCAATAAACATCATACTAAATATCAGGTCTTTCATTGGCACCTCTCTGTTGATCTTGTATAAGTTTATTAGCAATGACTTCGTTGATTGGGTATATAGGCATATCTTCAAAATTCATTGAACACTGTTGTAACAATGACATAACTTCTTGATACGCTTCGTCTTGATATTCCAAGGGCTCACCACTCATGTCAGTTTTTGGTAGCTTTGATAAAATATCATCTACTTTTGCGCTCCATTCTTTAAAGACTTCTGAATCGCATTTTGTTGTTGTTGCCATTTGGCCTCCTCTTTGTTAGTATTATTGTATATCTTTATATAAACATTTTAATGGGATATGCAAGTAAATAATAAGCTAGGATAATATAGGATGAAATTCGTTTTAATTTTATACGTATGTAGTATGACCAGTGGCCAGTGTCCGGGATCTAGTTACATGCCTTTTGAATTCAATAGTCACTTAGATTGTGTACTTGCAGGATATGTATACGCACATAAAACGGTTCTTGAATTAGATAAAGATTTAGTCAATAAAGATAAATTAGCTGTAAAATTTGAATGCAAACCAATACCTTCAATTTAGAGCGCACAATCCTTAGGGAAAAAATTAAATTTTTTAAGCTAGTAATTAACTAGCTATATCTAGAAGACCTTTTCTTGCGTCTTCTACGCTTTGATCATTGATCTTAACTCTGATCTCTTTGATCTTTATATCAATCCACTTCATGTCGGTTGTAACTCTACCCTGTTCCAACGCTTGTGTTGCCCACTTGGACTCCAACTGAAGTTTTTCCGATATTAACTTTTGTAGTGCCATCTCGGTCTATCTCCTCAAAGGTTATGAATAGTTGGTTAGGATTCTCAAACCCCGCACCATCCTTTTCTATTACATCTCCTGATTCAACCTTCTTTACTAAACAATCAAGAGCGGCTTTATCGTTTTCTGCCTCAAGTGTCTCATTAATATATATATTTTTATATTTTACTTGGACACGATATAGCTTCATAAAATATTATATACCATATTTGGTGTAATTTGCAATATAGTGGTCATTCTTTAGCCTCTCCCCATGATCTACCCAAAGCAATATCTACTTTTGATGGTACTTTTAAGGTATCAATTGCATTCTCCATAATATTTTTTACATTTTTCACATCCGATTCTTTATCTATAGAAAAACATAATTCATCATGTATTTGTAATAATGGTTTAAAACCTGCTTTGTAACAATTTATCATTGCTTGTTTTGTTTGATCAGCAGCAGATCCTTGAATTAATCTATTTAAGGCTTTGTAAGTAAAAGCTCTTCTGATGTTATTACCATATATCGCCTTAGCCTCCTCATACTGCATGGCCTTGTTCATTCCGAAGGTAGCAGGCTCCCACATGTCAAATCGGCATTTACGACCCCCTATCGTTCGAATAAAACCATATTTAGAAGCACTGTTGGTAACTTCTGTTGCTAATCTTTTAACAAAAGGAACTCTTTCTCCGTATTGTCTTAAAAGAGATTCGGCTCTATCTTTATTAATACCTAATTCTTTACCTAATTTAGCTTTACCCATACCGTAAAATAGACCTAAGTTAATTGTTTTAGCTTGAGTTCTGGTAATTCCAGCCATATCAGCTACGATCTGATGAAAGTCAGCAGACTCATTTTTATAAGCTTCAATAAACTCCGCTGCACCTTCAAAGTGATCATTGACGGATGCAGCGTAGTGAGCAACAAGCCTAGGCTCCTGTTGTGAGTAGTCGAAACTACCCCATTGTCTACCTTCTTCCGGTAGAAACAAACTTCTAATTTTATCTCCAAACTCTTTGTTCCTTGCAGGAATTTGTTGTAAGTTCGGATTTGAATATGATAAACGTCCAGATACAGTTCCACCCTGGTCAGATCTTAATTGATTTATTTCAGAATGAATTCTACCTTTGTGAACATAACGTTGAATGGAGTCTATGAATGTTGAATGGAATTTATTTATTTCTCTTGCTTCTCTTATTAGTTGCGCTATCGGGTTATCACAGTTCACTAACCAGTTTTGGGTAAAGCTTGGTTCGTCAGTTTTCGTTGTCCGTGGGTACTCAACTCCGATCCTGTCAAACACTTGCGCTACAGATCGAGCAGCCCAGATATCTACATTTAATGTAGTTTGTTTTTTAATTTCATGTAAAATTGTTTTTTCTTTAGCTACAAATTCTTTTTTTAAACCTCTGGCCTTTTCTTCATCAACTCTTATACCTCTACGCCTCGTATCAATCAAAATGGGCAATAATTCCATTTCCATTTCCCAAACATCGTGTAGGGACTGCTTAGATATCTCTGTTTTAAGCCTATCCCATAAACGTAAGGTTAGCCCTGCATCTTGCTCTGCATAGAAGCCTACGTAGCCCGCAGGCAGCCTCCACATGTCAGCTTTAGGATCAATTCCCCATTCTTTAGCTTTTTCATTCAAAAAAGTTTCGTTTTTAATTTCACCTAAATAATCTTTAGCACATGCGTTCAAACTAAAACTAAATCTGTTTTCATTGATAATTGCTGCAGCAATCATGGTATCCACTATTTTACCTTTGATCTCAAATCCATTTACAAGCAACCAACCCACATCATAACTTGCATTATGAAATATTTTAGTAGCATCTGTTTTTAAAACATCTTGCATCCAGGCTGTGGTAATTGCTAAATCCATATTCCCACCAGCATCATGTTGAATTGGAAAATACCATTGTTGACCAAGTGCTGCTACTGCAAAACCAACTATCGCACCATCAAATGTTGCCCATCCCGGTCCTTTAGTTTTAATATTCGGATCTTTAGTTTCTAAGTCAATTGCAATCTCAGTTGCTTTTGATAAATCTGGATACTCTGCAGGACAAATCCAATCACTATCATTGTATATAAAATTTAATTGATGGGTCATTGTAATTTTCTACTTAAACTAGCGTCTTCTATTAGTACACCTTCCAATATTTTTTCTTCACACAATGCGCAATCAGAACAATAATAAGTATATCTATAAACTATGATTGCAACCCATTTACTACAACTTTCACACATCACTAATTTATTTTTTCTTTTCGCCATTTGTTATTTCACTTTTTATTAATTGCTGTAAGATTGAAGTGTAAGGATTAAACTTATAATCTTTAACACAACCTACTAAAAATATAAATATTATAATCAACTTCATTTTTTATTTTTAAAATACCAACCCGTATCTCTTCCGTTATCTAAACACCATTGATAGTGATTATCTTTGATCAAGGTTTCTCTATCTTGATTAGGCGTGTTATTTCTTTTTTTTGCCATAACTTACTACTGTTAAATGTTCTATTTCTAAATCACAATAATGTTTTATTTTTTCTAAATCTTCTATTTGTTTTCCTTTTAATAAATACCTACAAGCATATTTAATTACATTTGCTTGAAATGGGTTTAAACCATTCTTTCTTATAAATGTCCAAGGTTGAATTAAAAATTCTTTGTAATGAGATCCTCCAACTTGTTTACCATCTGGAAATGCTTCATCGAACATATTTTTATCTGACATAGTTAGCCTCGTATTGTTTAAAATATTTTCCTAATGGAAAATTATATTGATGGTAAGTGCCCAGCAGATGGAGTGTGCTTTTAGATCTAGTGGCACCTGTATACCAAACCCTAAGCTCTTTTATTTTCTCTGCCAAATTTTTTTTTTCATAGTGTGATGGGAAATTACATTTGCTCGCCAGGACAACATTATCTGCTTCACCGCCTTTTACTTGATGTATTGTATCTATTATTATTTTAGGGGGTTGAGTAAGATCCACACCTTCTTTAATTAATTTATTAAAATATTGTTTATCTTTATCTTTAAATTTTCTCTTAAACACTTGATTCCATAGACCTTTTTCGTCACGCATACCACACCTTAAATGTAATTCATCAAAAGTAAAGACTTGATTAGGGTGTGCAAAACTCCATTTTTTACTCTCCGTTGACCGGTAGCCGTGATCTATGTTTAATAAATACTCATACATAGTTACAGCTTCTTCTCTAGTAATACTGCCACCCTCACAAATCTTCTCCCAATAATTAATAGCTGAGAATTGATTTGGATCAAATGACTTATTATTTTTCTGGTCCTGATAATATAAACCAAGTTTTCTTGCCTCCTGTTGTAGTTCCCTTTTTACATCATTAATTCTGGCCAATACCATCCAACTTCCTTCCATATCCCAAGGTACTTTTTTAAGACCACCCCATCTATACACATGGCCTTCCTTACCATTAGAGTGAAATTCTTTCTGTATTCTTTTATTGCCCATACTATTTAGTAAACATTTGGAAAAGAAATGTATGTTTTTGTTTAATCTAACTGACTTTTTTAACACCAAAGTTTTACCTGGAAAGTTTTGAAATAGGTCAACATCTGCACCATTCCATTCGTATATCGCTTGGTCATCATCCCCTGCAATATAAACTCGCTCTACTACTTCAGCCATTTTAACAACCATGTCCCACTGTAAAGGAGTTAAATCTTGAGCTTCATCTACCATTAAAACTTTAAAAGGTACTACAAGGCCATCATCAATAAACTTCTGTACCATATCGGTAAAGTCTAATCTATCCGCTGTCCGGTGTCCGTCTTCCATTTCCATAGTTTTAAATTCTTCGTAACCTGCAATTATTGATTTGAATTGTTGAAGCCTAACTACTTTTCTAGGTTGTTGCTTGTACAACCACACAGGATCTGCTTTCATGTTTCTTGCTCTATCGTAAATTTGAAGTGACCAATTATTATATACTTTTTGATCGTCCCAAGTGTCTTTGTAACCTATCTTGACAGTGCCATACTGAGTATGAAACATTAATAGATCTGCTTTAGGATCTAAAACGGGAATTTCAGCAAACTGTTGTCGGGCCAGAGAATGTAATGTTCTAAAATATGAGAAAGCATCTTCATCATAACCTTTAAACTTTTGTCTGACTCTTGCAACACATTCATTTACAGCTTTGTTAGTAAACGATACATAACAAATCTCATCTGGAGAATAACCTTTTTCTAAATAACGTTTTACACGTTTTAAAAGATTTTCTGTTTTTCCTGTGCCTGGTGGTCCAAATATCTTAATTGTCTTCCCACGAAGCTTTTGCTTTAACGAATTTG